TTTTCATGTTATTCATTATACTCCATATTATACTTTATGTCAATGGTCATTTGATTTTTTATATTAAATATTATTCTTTTTATGTATTTTTCTTTTTCATCCTACCATTGACAGATAAAAAAATCTGTGATAAAATTAGCGTGTTGCGTGTGCAGAGAAGGCTTGGAGGTAAGGATTAATGTTTGGTTGTATCATCATCCAAGTTGTCAAAGATTTCATTTATTTTGTTAGACAATTCATCTGTTATCTTTTCTTTAGTATAAACAGATTGGTCTAAAGTATCAGTTTCACCACCAGCATATCCTTTAGATACATTTTTATAACTTTGTTGTATAGCTTCATTTGCACTTGTTATTGTCATAATCTTATCTTTTGGAACATTTATAAGTTCATCATTAGAATAAGATGTCCATTTAACTAAAGCGATATAATCTCTAAAACCATCTTCTTCCATAGAAGGTACATATTTTAACAACAAAGGTTTTATCACTCTCAAAACAGGCGAAGCGTCTGGTGTCTGTCTGTTATCAGCAGGAACAACACAAATAATATCATCACCATTTATAAGTTTGATGATTCTAACACCAAATGATTTAGTTACCTTTACTTTTTTTTCTTCTGTTTTAACTTCCATATTTCACCTTATAATACTATTTAGTTATGCTTTAAGTTCTACTTCATGTATTTCGTAGTCAAATCCTTCTTCATTGTAAATGTTAATTCTTTCTCTGAAGTGGGCCATAGTATAGTTCTCTTTTTCATTATAAGACAGGTCATCAGCCAGGTCATACAATGTAGCATTAGAGTTATTATCTTTTAATCTTAATCCTCTTCCTATTGATTGTAAGTTTCTTATTTTACTTTTACTAGGACTACTAAAGACAATGTTGTGTAAATTGCGAATATTAATACCTGTACTAAAAGTACCATATGAAGCAATAATAATTGCATTATCAGACTTCTCTGTAATAGCTCTAATCTTTTCTCTTTCTTCAGCTTCTACACCACCATATACAAAAAAGACTTGTTTACTTTTTGCCTTTTTTTCAATCATTTGTTTTAATAACATGCCATGTTTTTCCACATATTGAAATAAACATAAAGAATTACCCTGTAAATCAGAACATAGATTGGTTATAAATTTATTTCGAGCCTCACAAGATACAAGAAAATCCATTTCTTCCTGATAACTTTTTTCTTTTAAAAAGTCTCTAGAATACTTATCATGTTGCAAAACAAGGCAATATATTTTTAAAGCAGCTAACTGTTTCTTTTGTTGCAACTCTGAAGTAGATACAACTCTATTTACAGCACCAAATAATCCTTCTAAAACTAACTTATGTGTTTTACTGTCATCTAAAGTGCCTGTAAGGCCAACTCTATACTTACAGTCTACGAGTTTAGATAATATCTTAGTTAATGATACTGCCTTAAACAAGTGAGCCTCATCACCTATTATCATACCATATTCTGAAAACCATTTTTTAGGCATTTCATAGATTGACTGCCAAGTAGATATTACAATTCTTTTGTTTGTTTCTTTTTCATGACCTTGATATATTCTATGTACATTTCTATCACTATTATAACCATAATCTTTAAAGTCTTTATATAACTGTTCAACCAAAGAAGTAGTCGGAACAATTATTAGAATCTTATTATTTTTCTCCTCTTTTAATCTTAGTAAATTAAAACGAACCATTAGATAGGTTATTAAAGATTTTCCGGAGGCCGTTGGTGATAACAACAAACACCTACTCTTTATTAAAGAATGTTTGAAGGCCTCTTTTTGATAATCTCTTACCTCAAAAGGAATCTTTAATTTAGATATAAAAGAATCTACAAGTTTATCATCTAATGTAGCGTCTTTGATACCTGTATTATCAACAACCTGAACATCATTCTCTTTACACCAATTAATTAAATATGGGTAAAGACCTGTATAGATTTGGCCATTTGCATAGGAAAACAGGCGAATTTTACCATCCCATTTTCTACTTCTATACTGAGGCATGAACTTATAACCAGGCACTTCAAAGGTAAAGTAAGAAGATAAATCTCTCCTTATATCAGCTTCGGCGTCCACAGTTAAATGAACTTCATCTTTCTTATCTAATATAATATTTCTCATACTATCCAAGTCATTACACTATATCGTATTCCTTTTGATACATATTTTACTTCGTGTGGGTACATAAAGTTTGAAGGGAATATTATACATGAGCCTTTCTTTTTTGGCACTTCATATTCACCATCACATAAAATAAAATCACCACCATCATAATCATCATTTAAAAACAGTAAGGCAGTTATATGAGGGTAACCAAACTGTTGCCCATGACTATGGTGTATATTATCTATATGACTTTTCATATAACCACCTACTGAGTAACGATTCATTCTAAATCTTGTAAAGTTTTCTGGTATTACTCTAGGGTGTTGTTTTGTATATTTATTAACACAATTAACAAACGATTCTTTTAGATGTTTGTAATACTTTAATTCAGGCCCTATCCAAAAATCAGACATACTAACCTGTTTTTTTGTAATTGGAGATATGCCTGTAGATGTAGAAAATGTAGAAGCCTGCCACTTGGCATTTTTTTCATAATAATTAATTATAGTAGAACACAATTTAGAATCAATTGCATTTTCAAAATACGATATGTAGGATGTCTTTAACAGACTTGATGATTGTTCCATAACATTATACTGCGCCTGATGTAAATTTACGCCACTCAATAGCATTTTTTATTTGCCAATCTCTATTAGTAATCTGTCTTAATATTCTATCTAAGTAATCAACAACAGTTCCTAAGTAAGATATCTTTTGAGATAGTTTTTGTAAATCTTCATCAGAATCAAGGTACTTATCAATATCTTGTTTTAATATTTTTAAGTCAAATGGTTTTTCTTTATATACTTGTGGACTGGCCTTACCTGTATAGTACTCCCATTTTTCTCTTTTAAGTATCTTGTGTTCAGATTCAGCTCTAACCAATAACAACTTAAAATTATTGTAATGTTTTAAGTATTTGTTGTGAATAGCTGGTGTTTTTAAAGATTCCAAATCTAACTCTGAATCATTAAGTTTTAAATCTTTATCAACTAAATCTTGAAGTTCTTCTAATGTCATAGAGTACCATTATATAATAAATGCCAAGTAATGTCAAGTCTAGGTAGTAGTTACTGATGTAGTACTAGAACCTACTGTGGCAAATTCATAAAGTTTATAATTAAATGTAACTGATGTTGTTAGATATTCTACATCACCAGCCTGTTGTTCATAATCTAAACCACCTAAAGATACAGGAAATATATCTCTGAATCTAACTTCTACTATTGCATTATTTTTACTAGATAGTATCATCAAAGTGGCGTCGGAGAATGTCGACCCCTCATCTGGTGCTGTGTTATTGACTTTACCTACCTCTGTTGATACATTTCCAGATGAGGTAGGAAATCTATCTGTCCCAGCGTCTTGGAGAGTTTTAAACTCTGAATGGTCTCTAGGAAATCCTAGGCCTGTTAACCAACCATGTATCTCACGATAATTTTCTAAATGTTCATCTACAAGAAAACTAAGGGTTAATGCTTCATAAGATAACTTATCACCAGGTCCTGGCAAATCTCTCAACATTGTTGCTTGAGTAGTAGTACCCATAGATATGCCTGGCACATTTACAGATGTTACAAAATACTCAACCTTTGGTAGTTTAATTATATTAAATTTAAACTGTGTAGGTGAAGCGTAATCTAACTGTGTAGGTTGTCTTGTATATGAATTTGTTATTGTCATAATACTATTTATACAACAAAAAAGGGGGCCACCTTCGTGAACCCCCTCAATCGTTTACTAACGAATGTACAATTACATTAAATTCTGTACTTGTACACGACGGTAGTATCTATTGCTGTTAGCAGAACCAGCGCCGTTAATAACAGCAGCGTCGCCTGTACCAGCTTCAGCAAATGGGTTTGCTTGAAGTCCGTACCTCGTTTTGAACCCAATTTTTGGTTGGAAAGTATCTTGACCAACTGCTCTAACCATTTGAAGAGGTACATATGGGCAGTAGAATAAACCACTATCATATGGTGAAGTACCTTTATAACCACAAACGAAGTATTGGTTTGCAGCTTGGTTAGCAGAATATGGGTCAATATATACTTTATATTTACCATTAAGAACACCAGCAAAAGTGTTTCCTGTGTCATCAACAGAAAGATTGTTGTTTAACGCAGGAGCGTAATCTAATACACCAGCCATTTGAAGAGCAGAAGCTACATCAGATGAACAGATAATCATATTACCTTTACCTCTACGAGTTCTTTGTGCAATTGTGTTTGCTTCTCGTTCAACTTGGAACATTAAACCTTTGAATCTTTCAACAGACCATCTGCCGTTAGAATCAGTATCAAGGTCAAATATACCTTCAGTTGTTGTGTTAACAGAACCAGTGTTAGCAGAAGCACCTTTCTCAGCATTGATGTAGATAGTTCTAACTACTTCTCTGTTGATTTCAGCAAGAATTTCAGCAGACAAAATGTTTGCTAATTCTGTTTCTGCATCTAGACCATGAATTGCTTTAAGGTCTTGTGCAAGTTCCATTGTGTACTCAGCTTTTAGAGCTCTTGATTTTGCTGTTACAGTTGATTTCTCAATTGAGAACGCCATTTCAGCAAATGCATTTCCACTAGCGTCGCCAAGTGCTTCAGCAGCCGCAGTAGACATACCTGTACCGGTTGTATATGTACCAGCAGAAGGACTATCGTTCAACGCACTTGGGTTTGTTCCGTCGTGAGCTGTAGATGAGAATCCGTCAACTGATGAACCAGCAGCGTTTCTACCTGAGAAATCTGAATCAGCTTCATCAAATAATGCTTCTGTTCCAGACTGAGTTGAATATCTACTTCTCATTGCAAATATAAGACCTGTAGGACCTGTCATAGGTTGTACACCACAGATATCATAAGCAATAAGGTTAGGCATAGCTCTTCTAACTAAAGAAATTAGGATTGGATCCCAATTTGAAACACCAGCAGTATTGTTTACTGGCGCAGCTTCAGATAGGAAAGCTTGGTCTTCTTTAGAGGCCCTTTCTTGGTTCTCTAGGATGACCGAAGTAACGGCACGCTTATAACTATCCTTTACCTCAGGAAGGTCAGGATGGTCTAAGACTGGCTGCCATTTTTTTTCGTAAGTTTCAGATAAGTACATATCTTTGTCTCTCCTTTATTACTATTATTTTGACAACTTAATGTCTTTGGTTTTTGTAATAGCGGCCGTGTAAGCAGCCATCGCATCCGATAAATCAACATTTGCTGTTTCATCGCCTGCCGCTACATCATGAATATCATCCGAAGATGATTTCTCAGTTTTTTGCCCAAAGTATGATTCCTTAATGGTTTCTACTTTTTTTGCAAAATCTTCTTCATTAGAGTACTCAACGCTCTCTACTAAACTGTTAAACTTCTCTTTAGAAGTGTCAGCTAAATCTTTAGACGCTTCATCAATGATGTCCTGTCTTTTGAATTGGCCTACTTCTTTTTTTAGTTCTACAGATTTTTCAATTTCTTCGTTAAGTTTTTTCTCTAAGTCTTCTATTTTAGAAGCCTGGTCTTCAAGAACATCATATTTCTCATCAGGTACATCTATGTAATGGTCTTCAAATAATTTTTTCATACCATTAATAAAGTCTTCTGCGATTTCGCCCTTGATACCTCTTTCTAGAGCTAACTTGTTTTCATTCATCCATTCTTCAACTACATAGTTTAAGTATGAATCAACTTTTTCTGTAAGTTCTGCTTTAGATTTTTCAACTTCTTCTTCAAATTTTTGTGCGTACTCAGCTTCTAGTCTCTCTTTCTCTGCACTAACTTTTGAGTTAATTGCAGCTTCAAAGATTGTAGCAGCCTTTTCTTTAAATTCTTCAGATAAGTCAGCGTCGCCAACTAAAGCGTCAATGTCTTCCTTAACATTTAGGTCTTCACAATTAGAAGCTTTCAAAGATTTCTTTTTATATCCTTCTTCTTCCACTTCTTTGTCGTCCTTTTTGACTTCTTCTTTAGCTTTTGCTTCTTCAATATCTTTAGAATCTGTATCTTCATCTGCTTCTTCAGATTTCAAGTGTGATGGCTCTGCAGCCACTTGAGCACTTTTAGAAACTTCATCAGATACTTTATTAACCTTTTTACTACCGTCAGGATTACTGTCTGTAGGTTTAACTACTGGTGAACCTAAATCTTCATAATCAGTTTCAAGATGTGATGGTTCAGCCGCAACAGCATTCTTCTTAGGAGCATCCGCCATAGGATTAGCAGCTGCTTCTTCGATAGCTTCTGGTTGCATTTCTGATTCTGCCATTGAAAATCTCCTTTTTTTATAGTACTATAAAACTCCAAACTTTTTGAGTTTGGTATTATTTATAATATTATAGTTTTTTAATAAACGAATCAAAGATTTTTAGTTTTTGTTCTTCTAATTCTCTTTTCTTCGCTCTCATCATTTCCATCTTCCACGCCTCTACATCTTTTTCAATTAAGAGACCGTTATCCCATACCCACTCTTTTCCTTCCATAATGCCCTCTACGAAAGCTTCTGGCGCTGAAGGGTCGGCAACAATGTCAGCGGCTGTCGCTAAGTAAAAGTCATCTTTTACATAGTTTGCACCGTTGCGTTGTATAATGGAACCCATGCCTCTAGATGATACTCCTAATTGAGCACCTTCATCTATAAGATTTTTTACAATCTTACCATAAGGCGTGTCCATGATTTTAGCTTCACCAATAAAGTTATCGCCATCTGGGTAAAGTTTATTCACCATGTGAGATACTCTTTCCAAATTAACTGTTGGGCCATCTGGATGTCCTAACTCACCAAATGCACGATTTTTATTGATAAATTCTTTGTTGTATCTTTTTACTTCTTTCATCAAGATATC